CTATGTTGATTATTTTAGGGTCAGTTCATCGGTGTATCAAGACAACGGACCACTGGATGCTATAACCAAGAAGCAAAGATCGATCATACACTATCATATTGAACCTTATAAAATTCATATCTTAAACTTCGCCCAGCCCGGATTACACAGCAACATCAGGAATTTTTGGAACGATGCCAAAAGGTTCATGGCCAGAAAAAAATACGATTACATTTTTACCGGCAACAACACCGAAATAATGAATCTTGACATCAATTACAACATCGCCTACTATTCTTCAAAATTCAAAGGACTTCAGCAACAGCAGAATCTCATAGATCAGCCAACAGACAACAACACAGCCAGGGTGTTTAGTCGTGACGAGGTAGTCGAAAAGAACCTACCACACAGTGCTTATCCGGGATCGGGAAAAACAACAAACGTTGGCTTCTATGGGTCCAACGAGCAGTTTGATGCTTTTGTTGATGCTTTCTCCAATCCAGAGTCAGACATGGTAAACATAGAAATGGAAATCAGAGGAGATCCCGTCTACCTAAGCGCCAACCAATTCAATCTAATGTCAAAACCCTCTGATCTCAACGGAGGTGTCTACGAAAACAAAAATAAGTCGAAAACCACAAGCGATTACACAGCATACGACTCCAGGAGCAAATCATACAACCTTAATATGGCAGAACCGTATGTGATGGTCAATTTCAAGGCGCCTGTGGACATAGATCTATCAACAGGTCTTTATAAATTTGACCAAGGCGATGACGTTGTATTCAATGGCTTGTATAGAGTGGTCAAAATAGAAAATATTTTCCAGTCGGGTCAATTCACACAGCAACTTAGATTGATAAGATTGAAAGATCAAGGAAACAAAGTTACGAAATACATCAAAGTTGAAAAAGTGAACGACAGTCCTACTGTGGGATTAGTAGACGGCGAAATAAATCTCGATGCTCTGCTTGACGACTTTGGTTTCAATGAGAGGGGAATACTTCAAAATATTGGATCCTGGATAAACAAAAAGATAAACAAAATAAAAGAAATAATTAAAAACAACAAGGGTCCATATGACGGAGGACCACAAGCGTAGGCCATGGCACAAAATACTGGATTTATAGACTCGTCAACAGTAAAACCAAATCTCGAATTCACGAAATTTGTTCAGAAGAATCCTGGCCCCTATGTTGGTCAGGTTATCAACAATCGTGATCCCATGCGTATGGGTAGATTGGCAGTGAACATTCCTAGCATCACAGGTGCAGATCTAGGCACACAATCACAGGAAGTAGTGTGCAGATACATGTCACCGTTTTGGGGAACCAAAACAAACAGGTTCATAAGCGAAGACAACGCTAATTCGTATGAAGGCTCACAGCACTCTTACGGAATGTGGATGGTACCACCAGACATAGGAACAAAAGTTATGGTGATATTCGTGGAAGGAGATGCCAATCAGGCATACTGGATGGGTTGTATTCCTGAACCGTTTGCTAATCACATGACTCCCGGTATCGGTGCCACAAGCAACACAGGAGTTGCAAATACCGGCAGTGACTTTGATCAAAACAAACAACAACTATATGGCACAGACACTGTGCCAGCGGGAGAAGTCAACAAAAGAATTTTGGCAAAGTCCTCGGGGTCTATCAAACAACCGATTCATCCATTCACAGAAACTTTAAGACAAGAAGGATTGATACAAGATACTGTGCGTGGAACCACTACAAGTTCCGCAAGGAGAGAATCACCAAGCCAGGTTTATGGAATAAGCACGCCGGGTAGAAAAAATCCTGCCAGTAAAACTCTACCGGTTGGAGGCAAGGACAGTAATTTTAAAGATGTCGTGGACAGATTGACAGGACAAACCTTGGTGCTCGACGACGGCGATGAAAACGGAAACAATCAACTTATACGATTGAGATCAGCATCAGGACATCAATTACTTTTGAATGATTCAGCAGGCGTGGTGTACATCGCCAATGGTTCGGGTAATGCCTGGATGGAATTTTCTTCCAATGGCGCTATAGATATCTATTCCAGCGGGTCTTTCAATTTGAGATCAGCGGGAGACATGAATTTCCATAGCGATGCCAACATCAATATGTTCGCAAAAAATCAAATAAAATTCAGTTCCGTTAGCAAGATGGTATTGGATGCACTTATGATACAACAGTATGCCGACTATGATATACAATTACAGGCGACCGAAGGATCTATAACCACCAAAGCACCAAAAGGACACAACATAAGTTACGCAGGCCAGCAACAGATACACATGTCATCGGGACAGCATCATTTGACTGGTAGCCAGGTACACTTTAACTCAATAAACACAACACCAGACATAGTAAAGACGATCGAACGTACATCTGTGCTTGATCCATCAGGAACAGGAACCAAGAGGGAATTGATACCAGATGTAATTACAGTGGACAAATATAAATCTGGTCCATTATCGATCACACAAAACGCAAATGTGTCGATGTCGGGCATGAGGGTACCAACTCACGAACCTTATCCTTATCACTTTGATCAAGTGGTCAGTTTTGTTGGAGGTGGACCAAGCCTTAATGATAAAATTCCAGGAACAGCAGAATTCATTGCGGCCAGAAATAGAGTCAGCACGAACGACACGATAAGGTTCGGCCAGTTCCAGGCAGACTTGCAACACGAACTAGAAAAACAAGGACTCAGTGTGCCCACAGCGATCAATAAATCTTTGAGCAAGGCCACATCAGGCACCATCAGTCAGATACAAAAGGCCGCTGACAAATTTACTAAGGATTACGGATTGATCTACGGGTTACCACAAAATACCCTGAACGCTATCACTCCAGTCACAGCAGGAGTCAGCGAAGTGGTCAACCAAACTATATCTGCCATCACTGGCAACAAATCAACAGGTACACTGCTCAAAGATGCCATTTTAGTAAACAGCAATGGAGAACTTTTCACCGCTGGCAATTTTGATAGTCCCCTGGGTAACAAAGTTGGCACAGTGAAAGGAGTGCTTGACACTATCAGTCAAAATTCCCCAATCCTGAGCCAGGCCGGCGTGTATTCCACAATAGGCAGTATAGGAATAGGAGTCGCTGAAGCAGGTTATCAGATCATAAAAGACCCCAAGACAGCGGCAATAAATTATGCCACTTCGGTGGTCACAGACAGTTTCAAAAATACAGTGGGAGGTCAGGTCACTGGCGGCGCGGCTATCTCCAAAGTGTTAAATAACATTGGTAAAACAATTACAGACAATGTGGCCACTGTAACCACGGCAATAAGGAACATATTCAAATGGTAACAAACACAGGCAAAACCCAAATTCCTACTCCAAGGACCTTTAAAGGTTTCAGTTCCCAAGCCGAGGAAAACAATTATAAATTATACGATTTCCAACTAGTCAAGCAGAATTTAATGAATAGGCTCAGCATCAGAAAAGGTGAGAGGGTTGAAAACCCTGATTTCGGCACTATAATATATGATGTGTTGTTTGAACCATTAACTGATGCACTAAAAGAAGCGATTGTGGAAGACATCACAAAGAATCTCAACGCTGATCCAAGGATTTCAACCGAAGAAATATTGGTAAGCCAAAAGGATCACGGAATTTCAGTACAGGCCACTATATCATATATTCCCTACAACATCACAGAGAAGTTGGTTCTGGACTTCAATGAGAACAGTACAATAAGTCTTTCATAATACACCCATATTAATTAAACTATAAATACCTTTAATATAACCTATGGCTAGCACAGATAGACAGAATCGATTACTAGTTGCCGAGGATTGGAGAAAGATTTACACCAGTTTCCAACAGGCAGATTTCAAATCCTATGACTTTGAAACCATACGTAGGACCATGGTTGCCTACATCAGGGAAAATTACCCAGACGACTTCAACGACTTTGTTGAATCTTCAGAGTATGTGGCACTGATAGATCTAATCGCTTACATATCTCAGTCATTGTCTTTCAGGGTTGATCTCAACGCTCGTGAAAATTTTCTTGAAACAGCGGAAAGACGTAACTCGATTCTAAGACTAGCGAGGTTAATAAATTACAATGCCAAAAGAAATAAACCAGCAACCGGACTGCTTAAAATAGATTCGGTCGCTACCACACAGAATGTCACTGACAGTTCTGGTCAAAATCTCGCAAACGTCACAGTGGTATGGAATGATGCCACCAATAGCAATTATAGAGAACAGATGATAAAGATCTTGAATGCGGCAAACTTTCAAGATCAAAAATTTGGCAAGCCGTTAGAATCAAATAACATAGGTGGCATAGACACGGAAGTTTATACAGTCAACAGTACCAACACAGATCTTCCTATATACAAGTACAGCAAGTCGATCAGTGGTATACAGAGAAATTTTGAAATAGTGCCTGCCACAATTGGCGACAGCGATTCAATATATGAACAGGCTCCTGTGCCTGGAGGTGGTTTCACTTATCTCTACAGAACAGATGGAGCGGGAGATTCATCAAACAACACAGGATTTTTTGTACTCACAAAGCAAGGTACACTGTCAAGCACAGAATTTACGGTCAATCAGTCAATAACAAACTATGTCCAACCTATCAACACAAACAACATCAACAATGACGATGTTTGGTTGTATGAGTTAGATGATTTCAATCAATTAGAAAAACTTTGGACGAAGGTTCCAAACCTCACAGGAAACAACGCTATCTATAACAGCCTGTCGGCAAACGTGAGGAATATCTATAACGTAGTAACAAAAAATGATGATGCTGTGGATCTTGTTTTTGGTGATGGAAACTTTGCCAATATTCCTGCGGGATCCTTTAGGGTCTACCACAGGATCAGTGACAATGCCAAGTATGCTGTTCAGTCCACTGATCTGCAAAATATTCAATTCAGTATTCCGTATCTTGATGCCAACGGTGGATCTCAATTACTGACCGTGACTGCAAGTTTAAAACAATCTATATACAATTCGGCCGCTACAGAGTCTAACACATCTATCAGGGAAAAAGCACCGCAGGCTTACTATTCTCAGAACAGGATGATTACAGCAGAAGATTACAATGTTGTACCTTTGACTGCTTCACAGGAAATAATCAAGATCAAATCAGTCAATAGAACAGCATCAGGAATATCAAGAGCCAAAGATATTATTGATCCCACAGGTGCGTACTCAAATGTTTCGGTATATGCCGACGACGGAATCATTTACAGAGAAGAATCCAGGCCTACATTTACTTTTACGTTCAACAACAGGAACGAAATCCTAGATACGATCAACAACAGTGTTGAAGCAAAATTAAAAAAGGCTTATTCCAGACAGTTTTATTATTTGAAATATAGCACAAAGGATATTTCTGCTCTGTCGGCTAGTTGGGTAAGCACAACAACAGGTACCAATACCAATACAGGATATTTTACTGCGGGAGGACCGTTGGTGGTCGGCGACTTTGCAACTTCTAATCTGAAATACGCAAAACCAGGATCCTTGATCAAATTTGTTTCGCCTGACAGCAGAGAATTTTTGAATGGCGTGCTTGTCACAAACGGAACAACCAATGCAGAAGATAGAGCATGGGCCAAAATATCAGCGGTGGATGGTGATGGAGCCAACGGAGGTCTAGGTAATCTGGAATCCGGTCTTGGGCCAATAACACTAAATGATGTTGTGCCTGCAAACGCAGTACTGAGTGCGATTATACCTAATTTTAAAAATACTTTTTCCACAACTCTCAAGACAGATCTGCAGAACAGGATAGAGGCATTTGAAGAGTTTGGATTACGATATGATGAAGAAAATGAACAATGGGTAGTGATTACCAGTGCTAACCTAAGCACCAGCACAGTGTTTAGCACAGCATATGCTGGGGATTCTACAGGCACGAACCTGGACGGTAGTTGGTGGTTCAAGTTTGTTAATGATGGGAACACCTACACAGTAACTTACAGATCGTTAAAATACATATTTGAATCTGCGGGACAGAACAAGTTCTATTATGATAGTGCTGAAAACATCTATGACTACACAACAGGCAAAGCAGTCAAAGACAATGTGAAAATACTCAAAAACAACACAATACCTAGCACCGGAAATGCTGTGGGCTATCCTTTGACATGGCAGGTTGTTGACACAGTAGCAGAATCGGACGGATACCAAGACAACAGGAAAGTTGAGGTTGGATTCTACGACGGCGATGACGACGGTGTGGTTGACAATCCAGACATTTTTGATATCATTGTTGAGCCAACCTTGAATCAGTCAACTACTTTTGTATTTTTTGAAAAATATTTAGGATACAATAATATTGAAAGATATAGACCATATTCTGCAAGTAATTTTGTAGTAACTCAGAACGAAGCAGATATAACGTTGCCGGGAAGTTACACCAATGGACAACTTTTTTATTTCTATGATGAGAATGAGAATGTTATAAAAAAATACAACAGTTCTACGGTGACATTAACAACCAGCACAGATTACATTGCTAGGAAAGGAAGATCATCAATCGACTTTCAGTACAAGCATCACGCAGGACAGAACACCAGAATTGATCCTTCTGTGTCCAACATTATTGACATATATCTATTAGAAAGAACTTATGATTCATTGTTCAGGACATGGTTACAGGACGGCGGCGTGAAACCGGTGCCAAGCACTTCCGATCAATTGAGAATAAGTTATTCAGGTACTCTAAATCCAATAAAAGGATTGTCTGATCAAATAATTTATCATCCAGTAAAATATAAAATATTGTTTGGAACACAGGCGGACGAATTATATCAAGCGACGTTCAAAGTTGTTAAAAATGCATCTACAAATATTTCAAATGCGGTTATCAAGACCAGGGTCATACAAGCAATCAATGAATTTTTTGCTTTGAACAACTTTGACTTTGGTGATACTTTTTATTTTACTGAACTTGCCGCTTACATACACAACGAACTTTCGCCAGACCTATTAACGGTTGTGATAGTTCCTAATCAATCTGGACAGGTTTTTGGTTCTTTGTTCCAGATAAGTTCAGCATCAGACGAAATATTCATTAGTGGGGCCACCGTTGATGATGTAGCAATCATAGATGCCTTAGGCGCAAATCAGTTGTCAGCGTCAGGCACAGTTGTAACATCGACAACAACTACAACAACAAACACTAGATCAACATCAGCAGTATCTTCGGTGACCACATCAACTTATGGTAGCACAAGTTCTACCGGAAGCAGTGGCACGGGATACTAGGATGGCAGACAATCCATTAAATTCAACAAAAAATTACGAAGTAGTTGCAGACAGCAACGGCACAAAGATACGTAGGAGCGTAGCACATTTACCGTCATACTACAGGACAGACACCAATGAAAGATTCCTGTCAAGCACATTAGACCAGTTGATTCAACCTGGCCAACTCGAGAGGTTAGATGGATACATCGGTAGGCAGTATGCATACACTAGGAAGCCGGCCGACAAATATATCAGTGCTACCAACGAGGCTAGATCAAACTATCAACTCGAACCAGCGGTGACTTATACGGATAGAGACACAAGTTCTATCAATCCAGAAGATCAAATAAAGTTTTCTGCCACTTACGATGATTTTATAAATCAGATATCTTACTTTGGTGGCAAAGTCGACAACTATGACAGGCTCAGCAGAGAAGAGGTATACAATTGGAATCCTGCGATAGACTTTGACAAGTTGGTCAATTACAGAGAGTATTATTGGTTGCCTGAGGGTCCTAATCCTATCACGATTGCCAACATTGGAACAGGTTCGATTTCGGAGATAGACGTAGTCAATCAAGGATCGGGTTCATACACTTTCAGCACGTATGGGACAACCGCAAATCCAACTATCACTGTATACAGAGGTAATACCTATAAATTTATTTTGAACTCGGCCGGTCATCCTTTCAATATAATGACAGAACCATATAAAACAGGTATAGCGGCTGATGGCTCTACTTCCGTGATTTACGCAAATGGTGTAACAGGAAACGGAACAGGCGTGGGCACAGTGACTTTCACAGTACCAACAGATGCGCCGGATGTTTTATATTATCAATGTTCAACACATTCTGCTATGCATGGTGTTATTACTGTAAAAACAATCAGCGAGACAACAAATATTGATGTTGACAAAACTATCATTGGTGCAAAAAATTATACAACCGGCTCTGGTGTTGCTTTGAGCAACGGCATGAAGATAAAATTTGAAGACAATGTGACAGATACTCTGAACTATTCCGGAAAACAGTTTTACATTGAGGGAGTTGGAGAATCTATCACATTAACAGACATAGCAGATTTGATAGTTCCGGAACCGTATTCCAAGGAAACCACCGAACCTTATGATGGAGTATTGTACGATGAGCGGCCATACTCGATAGCGTTCTATCGTCCTGAGACTCCCGATTACATCACTATCAAAAGAGACAGTTTGGATCAAAACGCATGGTCAAGATACAACCGTTGGTTCCACAAAAGTGTCATTGAGGCCACCGCTACCGCAAATGGATACACTGCGGAGTTAGTAGAAACAGACAGGGCCAAGAGACCTATCATAGAATTTGATTCTGGATTGTCATTGTACAATCACGGAACAGTGGCAAAACAATCTGTGGCACTTGTTGACACAGTCACCACTGATGTATTTTCGACTATTGTGAATTCAACAGGATACATCATCGACGGCGTCAGCATAGTTGACGGTATGAGAATACTTTTCACAGCAGACACAGACACCTTGGTTAAAAACAAAATCTACACAGCCAATTTTGTAACAGTTGGTTCACAGAGTGTTATATCCCTAAGTGAAACTGCCGACACCGATCCGCTTGATGGTGACAGTGTTTTTGTTGAACTCGGAACAGCGAACCAAGGCAAGACTTATTATTATAACAGCAGTACAAAAATATGGAAAACAGGACAGGTCAAAACAACATTGAATCAACAACCGTTGTTCAACATGTATGACAATAATCATACGTCTTTTGATAATGCAACAACTTATTCCAACAGTACATTCACAGGAGCAAAAGTTTTTAATTACAAGATATCCGACTCGGCCACTGTTGATACTGTTTTGGGACTTCGTGTAAAATACAACACAATCAACAATGTAGGTGATATTGTGTTCGAATCTGATATTAGTTCAGGGCAATTTACCTACCGTGTTGGCAACGACACACTATCCAAGAGCTATGGATCGGGACACCTGCATTACACCACAAGTAGGACCACACACAATTCAAAATCTGGGTGGATCAAAAGATCGGAGCAAAGCAGACAGAGGGTAATAAGAACATACACTGTTACAGAAGATGAAAAACAATATTTCGCTGTAGATGTTTTTGCTTCCAGCAAGGATCTTGCGGACCTATCCGTCAGTGTAGATGTCAACCATGTGAGGAAAGATTTGAATACTGACTACACTCTCGTTGATGGTACAAAAAACAAATTCGTAAAATTCAACACAGCATTGAAAGTAGACGATTTGGTCAAGTTAGAGTGTTATAGTTCTGCCAAAAAAGTAGACGGTAAAGGCTTGTATGAGATTCCAGAAAACCTAAGCGTCAATCCTCTCAATTCACAATTGAGCGAATTTACATATGGTCAGGTGCTGAATCACCTACACGATATTCACGAAAAAAACATAGAAATCACAGGTACTTTTCCTGGACCAACTAATCTAAGGGATCTGCCTGATGTGAGATTAAAGGGAGGAACTATTTTACAGCATCAATCGCCATTGCCAGCGGCGTTTTTCCATTTGATAGATCAGAGAGCAAATTTCGTTAGTGCAGTGGATTACGTAAACACCGAGTACCAAAATTACAAGCAGGCTTTCTTGAACTACCAACCAGGCACTGCCTATGAAGGTTCAGCATCTCAAAGAGTAGATGATATAATAACTGGTCTGGCGGCCAATAAAGGAATCAGTTTTCCTTTCCATTATGAGGACATGGTTGGTTTTGGTGAAAATGTTTCTACAAGGACGTATATAGTCCAAGACTCTTCAGAGACAGAGTATGCGATAAATTCCCAATTCGATGCAACGTCGGTGTCCAACAGGGCAGTATATGTTTATTTGAACAACACACAATTATTGAGAGATATAGATTATTCGTTCAGCACAGTCGATGACAGTGTTAATATCATAACGAGTCTCTCAGCAGGTGACACGTTAGTGATAAAAGATTATGCAGACACAACAGGCAGTTATATTCCACCAACTCCTACAAAATTAGGAATATATCCAAAATACAAACCCGAGATAGTCACTGATAACACTTATAGGACTACCACTTCGATCATTGTGGGACATGATGGATCCAGAACAAAGGCTTATGGTGACTACAGAGATGAAA